AGTGCAAATGCAACCAAATTATCCTTTAAAACTGGTGCAAGTGAAACAGCAACAGAAAAAATGTCAATCGCATCATCAGGTTCAACGACTATTACAACAACTGGTAATGAAAATACTCTTATTCTTAAATCTACAGATGCTGACGCTAATATTGGGCCTGTTCTTGAATTAAACAGAGCTTCATCTTCGCCAGGAGTTAACGACCAACTTGGTAGAATTGACATAGTTGGTAAAAATGATGCAGATGAAGACATAGATTATGTACGATATATAAGTCAAATTCGAGATGAAACAGATGGCACTGAAGACGGTAGAATGGCAATTAACACCGTTGTAAATGGAGCCATGATAAGTCGTTTAAATATTGAGCCTACGGAAACAGTGTTTAATGATGAAAGCAATAGTGTAGACTTCCGTGTTGAATCAAATGGTGATGCAAACTGTTTGTTTGTTGATGCCAGTGCAGACAGAGTTGGAATAGGATCAAATGCTCCTGCTGCACTACTTGATGTAGATGGAACAGCCAAAAGTAAAGATCTTTTAGTGGCAAACAGTGATAAGGTGGTGTCTGGATTTTCAAACTGTCTACTTACCATAGATGGTACTGGAGGTTCAGACACTGGTGACGCAGGTGTTCTAATGAAAACCCCAACTAATACTCGTGGTTTTTTTATGGACAAATCTGACGATAATACATTTAGAATTTTTGGTGGTAATGGTGCAGGACACTCTTCTGATTTTAAAATTAGTAATGTAGGTAATGTTGTTATTGGTGGTTCTCTTTCAAAGGGATCAGGCTCATTTAAAATACGTCATCCATTAGAATCTAAAAAGAACACTCACTGGCTTGTCCATTCATTTGTTGAAGGCCCACAAGCAGACAATATATACCGTGGTAAGGTTGCTCTTGTAGATGGTACGGCTACACAAAACATAGACACAGTGGCTGGAATGACAGAAGGAACTTTTGATGCTCTTAATAGAGAGGTTCAATGCTTTACAACAAATGAAACTGGTTGGACTGCAATTAAAGGTTCTGTGTCAGGAAATGTTCTTACAATCACTGCTCAAGAAAACACTTGTACTGATACTATTTCATGGATGGTTATCGGTGAAAGAAAAGATGAACACATGATGAGCAAACATACTAAGTGGACAGATAGCGATGGTAAAATAATTATCGAACCAGAGTTAACTGATAGAGAAAAAGAAGATAAGACAGATTATGTAGAAGGTACTGGAGAATAGTATGACTAACGTAAGAAAAGTGGCAGTTGTTTGTATTACGACACTAGAAGATGCATAAAATATTATTATAAATAATAAGAAATAGGAAGAAAACAGTATGAGTAGAGCTAGAGAAATTGCAGACTTAGTTGGTGGTACAACACCAGATATTATTCTGAAGACCTCAGATGGTGCAATTCTGAATTTACAGACAAGTGATACTACAGTTACTGCTGATAGTGTTTTGGGTGAAATAAACTTTCAGGCCCCAGATGAAGCTAGTGGTACAGATGCTATTCTTNTNGCNTCAAAAATTNAAGCAGTTGCAGAGGGAACTTTTTCATCATCAAGTAACGCAACCTCTTTAGTATTTACAACTGCTAACTCTGCTGCAGCTGGAACTGCATCTGGTAAAATGACTTTTACTTCTGGCGGCGAACTTATACTTAAAGATACAGACACTGCAGACGGTTCTTCTCCTACAATCACATTACAAAGTGGTGACACAGACATTGCAGCTGATGATGTATTAGGTACTATTAATTTCCAAGCACCAGATGAAGGTGCTGGTACTGATGCTATATTGGTTGCTGCAGGTATGTCTGCAATATCTGAAGGTGACTTTAGCAGTTCTAATAATGCAACTTCATTAGTATTTAAAACTGGTGCAAGTGCAGCTGCAGATGAAAAAATGCGGATCAACAGTGCTGGCAGAGTGGGTCTTAGTACGACCGCGCCATTGCATATATTGGATATAGAAGCTGATACAACTGGATCAATTCCGACTGATGAGGCCATGAGTACATCTACTGATAATGATAATTATTTTGGATTTCATAATGTTAACAATAGTGCAACATTTTCTGGTCTTTCACTTGAGACAAGGACATCTGGTGCTGCACGATGGCTAATTGCTAACGAGTGGAAGGAAACTTACAAAGGTGACTTAGTATTTAGAACAAGAGATGGTGGCAGCTCTTCTTCTGAAGTCCTGCGAATTGCCAACAGCGGTAAGGTTGGAATTGGAATAGCTGCACCTTTACGTCAACTTCACATAAGTGACACTAGTGCTAATTCAGAGATTGCATTTACAGCAGCTACCAACGGTGTTTCTTCTTTACTTTTTGGTGACGGTCAAACTGGTACAGATGTTTATCGTGGATACGTTCAGTATAACCATACTGATGACGCATTGTTATTTGCGTCAGGTGCGGCAGAAGGTCTTCGTCTTAAGAATGGTGGAAATCTTGAAAAGACAGGCGATACAAATTCAGCTAGAATAATTCCTCAATCAGATAACGCAGGATTCTTAGGTGAAAACTCACACAGATGGGAAGCACTGTTTGCTGTAAGTGGTACTATACAAACTTCAGATAAAAATATGAAAACAGAAATAACTAATAGTGCATTAGGTTTAGATTTTGTAAAAGCATTACGTCCTGTTTCATATAAATGGATAAGCGGTGGTAAACATTTTGAATATGCTGAAGATGATTTAACAAAATCAAATCCTACGATAACTGATGTTGCAGGTAAGCGAAATCATTATGGGTTAATTGCTCAAGAAGTAAAAGAAGCACTAGGCGATACAGACTTTGGAGGTTGGGTTTCTGAAGATGTAACAGATGAAAACGCTACGCAATCTCTAAGGTATGACCAATTTATTGCTCCGTTAGTTAAAGCAGTTCAAGAATTAAGTGCAGAAGTTGAAACTCTTAAAACCAAAGTAGCAGCACTGGAAGATGCATAAAAAACATTATAAATAATTAAGAATAAGTGATTTGAAAAAGGAGACACTTTAATATGACTACAGAAAATAAAGAAATTGTTTCAGTTGATGGTAAAGATTACACTGTTGAAGATATGACACCAGAGCAGCAATATATTATTGCTCAAGTAAAAAATATAAATTCAAAAAAACAAAATATTAGTCTTGAGTTGGATCAGTTAAATGCAGCTGCACAGTTTTTTAATAATGCATTGGGTAATAGTTTAAAAACTGAAGAAAAATCAGAAGACACAGAAGGTGCCGAGTCTGAGTAAAATAGCATTTTGCCCTTTTTATAAATACTTCTAATAGGGGGTAACTCAAATGCGTTCTGGAAATATGGAATTAAAGTCTGACCTTGCAAATCTATTTAAAGATTTGGAAGAGGCTAAACGTACCAGCCGAAAAGTTGTTCCTATTTCAAAATCTACAATAGATCAATCTGATATCAAAGACCTCTTTAGTGGCTTGGAAGAAGCTTCTAAAGAGGCTAAAGTTGTGGAAAAACAACGTAAAGATTATGTTGAAACAACTTCTACAGATGTATCAAACTTAATTAAAGAATTAGAGGAAATCTCAAAAGAAACAAAAAGTGAGGCTCCTAGAATACCTCGTAAAAAAGGTCAACCAGCTGGTTCTGATAAACATTCAGATTTATACACAGACGAAAATCCAAAGGGAACTATTCATGGACTAAAATTTGCAACTGTTAAGGATGCAAAGGCTAGTGTAAAGAAAATAGATAACTCTGGTAAAACTCATGCACATAAAGTTCAGGCTGCCGTTGCAATGGAACAACGAGCAAGAGAAATGGGTAAAATTACTCAAGCCAATGTCTATCGGTCTTACATTGAAAAAATGAAAAAGATCACTAAAGAAAAAAGTAAAAAAGAAGAAACTATTAAATTAGAAGCACTTGAATCAGTGTTAACAGAATTGGTAGTTGATATTGCTAAAGATATTGAAGAAGAAGAATTTGAAATTCTAGAAAAACTAGATGATAATCCAAAACCTATAGAAGTAAAAGAAGAAGTAAATCTTGTAAATAATGCTATTACGCATTTAGATGATAAGAAAAAGAAAAAAACTGAAATTAAAGAAGAGATAACTGATATCACATCTCTACGAAAAGAGTTTGATAATTTTAGGTCACTCATTTCACAACAAATTGCTTCTTCACAAATGTCTGGTGCTGGTGGTGGTGAAGTAAGATTAGAGTTTTTAGATGATGTTCAAAGAACTACTGCCAAAGTTGATGGTAAGTTTTTAAAGTTTGATTCATCTACTGGAAAATTTATTGGTGCTGATGCATCTGCTGCTGCAAGTGCACTTTCTGGTACTACTCTTGCAAGTGGTATAACTGCAGCAAGTATATCTGCCTTCACTTCTACAAGTGGTCGTGTTATCACATTACCAGATCAAACTGGTTTAGTGGCTTTAATAGGTGGTATAACAACGGCAGCTGATGATGACATTGTATTAGATGCAACAGATGGCAGTGGTGGAGATGATGGTGGTAGACTATTACTAGAGGATGTTATGGATGGTGATACTGGTGGTTTCTTATCTCAACATGGTATGACATTTTCAAATAATGATTTATCATTATCTGGTAAATTGAGTGTATCTGGAGGAATAGATGGTAATCTATTATCATCTGGTAATTTCATATTTGAGGGCGCAACTGATGATGCATTTGAAACTGCACTTACTGCAATAGACCCAACTGCAGATCGCACTATATCATTCCCAAACCAGACAGGACTAGTAAGTTTGGTTGGTGGGATAAAATCAAATGCTGATGATGATATTGTTTTAGATGGAATAGATAGCAGTGGTACTGGTGCAGGTAGTAGATTACTGCTAGAAGATGTTATGCAAGGTGACACTGGTAGTTTCCTATCTCAACATGGAGTAACATTTCTAGATAATAATGTATCAATTGCTGGTGAATTAAATATAACTGGTGACCTAACTGTTTCTGGAACTACAACTACAGTAAACCAAACTGTTTTTAACGTAACAGAAGCTTTTGTATTTGAGGGTGCAACTGCAGATTCACACGAAACAACTCTTAGAATTGATGAACCAACTGCTGATAGAAAAGCATCGTTACAGGATAAGACAGGAACTATTGCATTGCTGTCTGGATTTGGAATGGATGGAACTGATCTTAACTTTGAAAGAATAGTACTTGAAGATGATACTAGACTTTTATTAGAAGGAAGTGGTTTACAAAGAATAGCTCTTGAAGATGATAATAGACTTTTATTACAAGGTGATGATGGAGGATTATTACTAAATGAAAACTCTGAAACAGGTGCTACTGGATCATTACTAAATGAAGACTCTGAAACGTCTGTTAGTAATGAAGGAGACTTTATCGTTTTAGATACATCAGATAATGAAAATGATAGACTATTATTTGAAGATGGAACAACAGACCCATTGTCAGTTTTGGCTTCTCATGGTATTACATTATCTGGACAAGGTTGGAACGCATTCCAGTTCGATAATACCTAAATAGTAGACAAAGGAAAAAATAATGGCTATACCTACAACAAAAGCAACATTTAAAAGTTATTGTCTGAGAGCTCTAGGTTTTGGTGTTATTGATATTAACGTATCTGATGATCAAGTAGATGATCGTATTGATGAAGCATTACAGTATTTTGCACAATATCATTATGATGGTATTGAAAAGATGTATTTAAAATATCAAATAACCGCTGACGATATTACACGAGCATCTTCTAATGCTACAACCACAGCAACTGATTCTGTGGATAGTAGTGTTACTGCTACATTTTCTGAAGGTAAAGGTTTTATACCTATGCCATCTTCTGTAGTTTCCGTAATTCAAATATTTCCTTTTGATGATTCCGCAACAAATAATATGTTTGATATTCGTTATCAACTTAGATTAAATGATTTGTATGATTTTTCTTCAACATCAATAATTCATTATCAAATGACAATGCAAAATCTAGATTACCTTTCTCATATATTAGTGGGGGAAAAACCAGTAAGATTTAACCAACACCAAAATAGATTATACATTGATATGGATTGGGCTAATGACGTTAGTGCTGGTGAGTATTTAATCATTGAATGTTATCGTAAAATAGACCCAGCAACATATACAGATATATTTGATGATATATATTTAAAGAGATATGCAACAGCTTTAATTAAAAGACAGTGGGGTGCAAACCTATCTAAATTTAATGGAGTTGCAATGTTAGGTGGTGTAACTATGAATGGTGAAACCATCTACTCCCAAGCATTAGAAGAGTTAGATAAGTTAGAAGAACAAATTCAATTATCATTTGAGACACCAATTGATTACATGGTAGGATAAAGATATGGCTGTCAACACCGCATTCCATACCAATAACTTACACTCTCTTGCAACAGAAAGAAGTTTGTATCAAAACCTAATTAAAGAGGCTATACAAATATATGGGCATGATGTTTATTATGTCAATAGAACCACTGTTGCATTAGATAATGTTTTGGGGGAAGACACTCTTTCTAAATTTACTACTCAACATCCTATAGAGATGTACGTTGAAGATGCAGAAGGTTTTGGTGGTGATAAAGAAATCATACAACAATTTGGCTTAGAAAATCGTAACGAGATTACTTTTGTAGTTTCTAAAGAACGCTTTCAAGATATGGACAGTCAAATTACAATAGAAGATGCTACAGATACTAGTAGTGGTGGTTCTATTCTTTTAGAATCTGGCACTATAAGTCAAAGTGATAACTCTTCAGTTTTAACTTCAATAGGTGGAGATAATTTTTATATTCTCATGGACACAGCTACCACAGATGCTGATAGACCACTTGAAGGAGATTTAGTATACCATCCAGTATTAGCAAAAATGTTTGAAATTAGTTTTGTAGATCACGATGAACCATTCTATCAATTAGATAATAATCCTGTTTATAAACTTAGATGTAAACAGTACGAATACTCTGGTGAAATAATTGATACTGGTATTTCAACTATTGATGCAATTGAAGATGATTTAAGTGAAGATACCTCTCAGTATCAATTTACTTTAGAACAAACTTCTGCTTATAACGAAAGTATTGCACTTGAATTTAGCACTAATTTTACATATACAGATTCAGTATTGATGGAAGACAGTGATACTGTAGTGCACGAAGATGACTCAAGTTCTGTAGGTGAAAGTATTCTACTTGAAAATGCAGCAGATACAGGTAATCCACAGTACCTAATTTCAGAAGACTATATAATAGGTGACGGCGATACAGATAAAACAACACAAAACGAATTATTTGAAACCCTTGATGACACAGTTTTAGATTTTTCAGAAAGAAACCCATTTGGTGATGTAGGGAGTACATAATGTTAGGACAACAATTTTACCACGAAACGATACGAAATGTCATAGTTGCATTTGGAACTATGTTTAACAATATACAGATAGTTCGTAAAAATAATAGTGGGGCTATAATTCAAACTATGAAAGTTCCTTTGGCATATGGCCCAAAACAAAAATTCTTAGTGAGACTTGATCAAGACCCATCTGCATCAAATTCTACAGCTATAACTTTACCAAGACTGGGTTTTGAGATCGGCGCGCTTTCATATGATCCTGTTCGTAAAATGAATCGTGTCCAAAAATTTAAAAAAGTAAAATCTTCATCTAGTGACTCCAATAAACTTGATACTCAATATATGCCCGTTCCATATAATATGGATATTACATTATATGCAATGGCAAAAAATTCTGATGATGCATTACAAATTGTAGAACAAATACTTCCATATTTTCAACCAGATTATACATTGACACTCAATGACATGGCAGATATGGGAATTAAAAAAGATGTTCCTATTATTCTTACAGATGTTTCTTATGAAGATAGTTATCAAGGTGATTTTCAAGCAAGACGGGCAATAATTTATACCATGTCGTTTACTTCAAAATTTTTCCTATACGGGCCAGTTACATCTAGTAAAGTTATTAAAACTGTACAAGTGGATCAATATGCAAATCTACCAGAGGTTACTCCTACAAGAGAACAAAGATATACAGTCACACCAAGTCCAGTGTCTGCAGATGCTGATGATGACTTTGGATTTAATGAAACATCATCTTTCTTTGAAGATGCTAAAAACTTTGATCCAGTAAGTGGCACTGATGTTAGAAAATGAGAAACACAGAAGATATAATAAATGAGACACTTGGAATAATTAATCCAGTAGATAAAGCTATCGCTAAAAGTGCTGTGACTAAATCAAAAATTATACCACCAAATTCTAACGAAGACGATATTGAAAACGATTACAAATATCAAAGAGAAAATTTTTATGGTTTAGTTGAAAGAGGACAGGATGCAATTGATGGTATTTTAGAACTAGCAAAAGAAGGCGAACACCCAAGGGCATATGAGGTTGCTGGAAATCTTATTAAACAAGTTGCAGAAGTAACAGAAAAACTTGGTGACTTACAAGAAAAAATGCGTAAACTAAAAGAAGTTCCAAATTCCGCACCTAAGAATGTTACCAATGCATTATTTGTTGGTTCTACTGCTGAACTACAAAAAATGTTAAAGGGAAAGTCAGATGGCTGAGGCTACCTATCTAGGTAATCCAAATCTTAAAAAAGCTAACGTACAACAAGAATGGACTAAAGAAGAACTTTTAGAATATTCTAAGTGTATGGATGATCCACTATACTTTATCCAAAACTATGTAAGGATTGTATCTTTGGATGATGGTTTAGTGCCATTTAAGATGTATCCTTTTCAAAAAGAAATGGTTGGTACATTTCACAATAACCGTTTTACTATTTGTAAATTACCAAGACAGTCTGGTAAATCTACAACAATGATATCTTATCTATTACACTATGCTTTATTTAACCCAAGTGTTAATATTGCAATACTTGCTAACAAGGCTGCAACTGCTCGTGATCTTTTAGGAAGATTACAATTAGCATATGAACATTTACCACACTGGTTGCAACAAGGAGTTATGTCTTGGAATAAAGGAAGTCTTGAACTTGAAAATGGATCAAAGATTTTAGCCTCGTCTACTTCTGCTAGTGCTGTTCGTGGGGGTTCTTATAATATTATATTTTTAGATGAGTTTGCTTACGTTCCAAGCAATGTGGCAGAACAATTCTTTAGTTCAGTTTATCCTACAATAAGCTCAGGTAAAACTACTAAAGTTATGATTGTGTCAACACCTCATGGTATGAATATGTTTTACAAGATTTGGACTGAAGCTGAAGAAGAGAGAAATAGTTATATACCTATTGAGGTTCATTGGAGTGAAGTTCCTGGCCGTGATGAAAAATGGAAAAAGGAAACAATTGCAAACACTAGTGAACAACAATTTAATACAGAGTTTGAATGTGAGTTTCTTGGTTCTATTGATACACTTATTTCACCATCAAAACTTAGAACACTTGCATATAAAAAACCAATACAATCTAATGCTGGTCTTGATGTTTATGAACAACCAAAAGAGGGTAATACATACCTTTTAACTGCTGACGTGTCTAGAGGAACGTCTAACGACTACTCAGCGTACATTGTGTTCGATGTTTCACAAGTTCCTTATCGTATTGTTGCAAAGTATAGAGACAACGAAGTTAAACCTCTTATATTTCCACAGAAAATATATCAAGTAGCTAGAGCATACAATCAAGCTTTTGTTTTAATAGAGGTAAATGATATTGGTGAACAAGTTGCTAATGCTATGCAATATGATATGGAATATGATAACATGATTATGGCTTCTATGCGTGGTCGTGCTGGTCAAATACTAGGTGGTGGATTTTCTGGTGGTAGAGCTCAGTTAGGTGTACGAACAACTAAGGCTGTAAAAAAGATTGGTTGTTCTAACTTAAAACAAATGGTAGAAGATAATAAACTTATTATTGAGGACTATGACACCATTAACGAATTATCAACATTTATTGTAAAGGGTTCATCCTTTGAAGCAGATGATGGTTGTAATGATGATATGGTTGCTTGTTTATTTATTTTTGGTTGGTGTACAGATCAAACATATTTTAAAGAACTTACAAACAATGATATACGAGAACAAATGTATAGGGAAAATCAAGATCAATTAGAACAGGATATGGCTCCATTTGGTTTTGTTATTAATGGTTTGGAAGATGAAAATATTGGTCAAGCAGTTGACGAATATGGCACAAGATGGAGTCCAATTGTAAGGCATGATGGCTATTCTAAGTGGTAAGACGCGGACGTAAAAAAAGAATAGATTGGGATGATATAGAAACTCCATGTGTAAAAGTATGTAAGATTATAAATAAAGTTTGTATAGGATGTTATAGAACAAGTGAAGAAATTACCAATTGGGTAGTGTATACAGATGAAGAAAGAAAAAAAGTAATTAAAGAAATTCAATTAAATCGTTGTCAAGTTTTATCCAACAATTAAAACAAACTACCTTACACTCATTCATAAGTTTGTGTACGTTTTTTCTACTTTCATCATTTGTACCTACGCGTTTAGCTTGTTTGCGTATTTCTACATCATGGGGATAAAGTTTTAAACATATAGTTTCACTTTCTCCACAGTGGACACATGATTCATCGGCTAAGTGATTATTTAACCAAGCTACACGTTTTTGGTAGTTTCTACGAGCTACCTTTTTGATTGTTTCTTTATATTTGTTATAATGTTCATTTGTCATGTAATTATTTATAAGTTTTGTAACATATAAAAGTGGGTTTTTAGAAACTTCATTTTTATAAATACTTGATAAGATAATAATGATAATCTAAACAAGATTTTAAAAGGAGTAAAAAATCATGGCTTTTCTAGTCTCTCCTGGCGTTCAAGTTAACGAAGTTGACTTAACGAATGTCGTACCCGCAGTTTCCACCTCAATTGGTGCAATTGCTGGGGCTTTTGAAAAGGGCCCCGTTTCTTCTGTGGTAAATATTACCTCAGAGGAAGAATTAGTAAAAATATTTGGTAAACCAACAACAACAGGAAATCAGTTTGAAACTTTCTTTACTGCATCTAGTTTTCTTTCTTACTCAGATTCACTAAAAGTTGTTCGTGCAGAAAGTGCTATCGTAAATGCTGGTGCAAACTCTGGTGTACTTATCAGAGATGATGATCACTATCTAGCAAGTTTCTCAACAGGACAAGGTTCTAATGGTGAATGGACTGCAAGAACTGCTGGAACACATGGTAACTCAATCGGTGTTCAAATTTGTGCAAGTTCAACTGCATATGAACAAGTATTATCTGGTTCAGTCTTAACTGTTACTGAAGACGCAGTTGGTTCAACATCAATCGAAGTTGATGATGCAGATGCATCTGGTGAAGCATTTAACGTAGGTGACCTTATTTCATTTTATTCAGACTCTGCTGGTACAACACCAGTTGATGAGTATAATGAGTATGAAATAACTGCAATTAACACAAGTACAAATGTATTAACAATTCGTTTGAAAGATGATCCAAATGGTGCTGGTGTACAAAATACTATTCCAGACAATTCATACATCAAAAGACGTTGGAAGTATTACGATTTGTTTGACTCAGCGCCTGGNACATCACAGTGGTCAACAGATAATGGNCGTGGTTCTAATGATGAGATGCACGTTGTTGTTTACGANACAACTGGTGATATTACAGGATTTGATGTTGATGTTGCTGGTAATAGAACAAAGGGTGTAATAGAAGTCTTTGGAGCTATGTCAAAGAACCCTAACGCAAAAACTGCTCAAGGTGCATCAAACTATTATGCAGATGTAATTTTCTCACAATCATCATTTATTTACTGGACAGATCACATTTCTGCTGGTTCAAATTGGGGAACAGATACAACATCAACATATACAGATGTTATTCCAATTACAATTGATTCATTAACAGGTGGAACAGATGATTATTCACTTACTGCTGGAGAACAAGAACTTGCATACGATAAGTTTTTAGATGCAGAATCAATAGACGTTAATTTAGTTCTAGGTGGTTCTTCTAGTATTGTAGGTGACACTGCAGCTGCAATGGATACTTATGTCACAATGTTAACAGCATTGGTAGAAGAACGAAGAGATTGTGTTGGATTTGTATCTCCATACAGAGCTGCAACAGTAGGTGTTTCACTTTCATCTACAGCAACACAAAATGTTAAAACTGCTTTTGATTTATGCCCAAGTTCATCATATATGGTGTTTGATAGTGGTTACAAATATATGTACGATAAGTATAATGATGTATATCGTTTCGTACCACTAAATGGTGACACTGGAGGCCTTTGTGCATTTACTGATAATGTAAGAGATGCATGGTTCTCTCCAGCTGGATACAATAGAGGTAGAGTAAGAAATGCAATCAAACTTTCTCTTAATCCAACAAAGGCTGAAAGAGATATTCTTTATAGAGCCCGAGTAAATCCAGTTGTAAACTTTCCTGGCCAAGGCGTAACACTTTTCGGTGATAAAACTGCTCTTGCAAAACCAAGTGCATTTGACCGAATTAACGTCAGACGTTTGTTCTTGGTACTAGAAAAAGCAATTGCAACAGCTGCTAAGTTTCAACTCTTTGAGTTTAACGATGAGTTTACAAGAGCACAATTTAGAAATCTAGTAGAACCTTTCTTACGAGATGTTCAAGGAAGAAGGGGTTTATCAGATTTTAGTGTCGTTGCAGATGGTTCTAACAATACAGGTGAGGTTATTGACCGAAATGAGTTTGTAGCTGACATCTTTATTAAACCTTCTAGGTCTATTAACTTCATTACTCTAAACTTTGTAGCTACAAGAACTGGTGTAGCATTTAGTGAGATAGGAGGTTAATCATGGCTAATATAGATGACTTTAAAGCGAACTTAATCGGTGGTGGTGCGAGAGCCAACCAGTACAGAGTAACAATTACTCCGCCTTCTGGTATTGCAATAGGACTTGATGTAAGTAGAACTTCTTTCCTATGTACAGCTGCTGCATTGCCAGGAGCAACACTTGGAACTTTTGATGTACCATTCAGAGGTAGAATAATCACTATTGCTGGTGATCGTCCTGCATTTCCTGATTGGACAACAACTTTCTATAATGATACAGACTTTATGATAAGAAACGCAATGGAAAGATGGAACAATGGTATTAATGATTTTGCAAATAATACTGGTGTAACTTCTCCATCTGACTATCAAACTGATTTGACTGTAGAACAATTGGATCGTGATGATACAATTCTTAAAACTTATATTTTAAGAAACTGTTTTCCATTAGTTGTAGGTGAAATTGCACTATCTTCAGCTGAGGCTACAGAAATTGAAACCTTTGAGGTAACTTGGAAGTATCAGCATTTTGAGGCTTCTGGTGTAAACTTCTAATTATAAACCTACTAAATAATAAACAACGGTAGGAGATATTATGGCTGAACTTTTTGGTTTCAAATTTGAAAGAGTAAAAAATAGTGGTTCTCAAGAGCAGTTTACTGAACCTAGTTCAGATGATGGAGCTCTTGAGACCGCTGGCGGTGGTTTTTACGGACAACTTCTAGATACAGATGGTAGAGAACGAACTGAGCAAGACTTAATTCGTCGCTATCGTGACATTGCACAACAACCAGAATGTGACAGTGCAATTGAAGATATTGTTAATGAGGGTATTGTT